AAACTCTTCTAAATCCGACGTCTCAATTTCTGGGATGTCGTCATCGTCGTATTCGCTCATGTTAAGCCCCTCTGGCGTATTCGCCGTAATGTGTCCCTGCTGCTTTAATATATGCGGCATAAGCTTCTTCTAATGTGGAAAAAGTTCCTAGATTAATATATTTACCAAATACGCCAATTCTGGCTTGATATCCTTTATTTAAATGCGTTCTGTCTCTTACACCTCTAAAACCAGAAGTATTATTTTTATGTTTCCCAGAATTAATATTATTTTGAGATCTTACAGCTTTTCTTAAATTACAAAATCTATTGTCAATTCTGTTTCTGTTGATATGGTCAATATCGTCTTCTGGCCATTCTCCAGTCATTAAAAACCACGCTACTCTGTGCGCTAAATAATGTTTTCGGTTTATATTAAGATACCAATAATTATTTTTCTTATTTATATTACCAGCTTTTTTACCAGCAACCCTATTTCTGTAAGTTTGAACCCATGTAAAATGGCCAGTATGTTCATCATAATTTATGATGGACTTAAAGTATTCTACGGATATATTATTTTCATTAGCCATTAGTCTGTCCCTTAGACTGTGGTTGGGCTCGTGGGCGTTACAGCGCCTACGGGCCAATTTGTTAAAACGGCCTACGCCTTTGTTGACCGACCCGAGCATAGCGAGCCTTCGCTGGGATGGCCAACGTAGATTTTCCAGCGCCTTGCAACGCCATGATCAGCAGTAATGGAAAATAACCACTGACTAGGAGCAGAAGAGCGCATTCTGCCAGATCTAGAGTATTCTGAAGCCCCCGATAAACACCCATTGCAGAAACCCTGCTCTAATTCTACGGAAACATGAAAGTGTCCCGTAAAAACAAAGTCTACCACGATATTCTCAGTTGCAAAATCCTGAATTATCCTCTGCATCCCTCTGGCAATCGTCGCTGCTGGACCGATCATCCCCATGCCGCCTCTGGACCCAATCCTATCCCCATGTGTAAACAGGCAGTTCCAGCCATTTATATTAATTAATGCGTCTCCTGACGCTGGGGCCGAAACCGTGATTCTTTTCTCAGCTTTACATGCGAACCAACTTTCGAGCATCCAGGCGACGAGAGTGTCATACGAATTGACGACAAATCCTTTTGATTCTGGTTTTTTAGTAAGCCTTGAGTGATTCCCTGGCACTGAAACGACCCGAATCTCGCAATCAAAGGATTTGAGAAGGAGCTCAAGCCCAGATATGAGGTGCGCTGTAAGCTCTCGGACAGCGGAAACAGCAAGTAAATCATTAGATCTTTCCAGCTCCTGGTGAATTTCTCCTGAAATTAAATCGCCACCAAGAATAACATAAATTACTCCAGGAGGTGGCCCAGACCAATGTGTTGTTCCCATTTTAACAACTGATTGGAAAAGGCGCTCTAATCTATTCGCACATATTTTTTTGTTAAAAGAATTTCTACCGCCCATTTGATCAAAATCAATAACTTCACCCATATGCACATCGCTTATGAATAAAACCATTGCTTCTTTTCTATCTTTTGTTTTTACATCTTTTGACGGCTTCCAACTTTTCGGCTCAATAGGCTTAGCTGCTAAATTGAATACAGTCTCTCTAAGAACTTCTTCTTTTATACTCGTTCGTTCAGCCTTGGCCGCCCTTGTCTCAGCCATTGCCAGTTTGTCTTTAAGACGACGGACAACAATGTGGTCGGCGTCTTCTTCTTTTTGTTCTTTAAATATTTTCCAGTTTGGCTCAAGATCATATTCTTTTTTCATCTCTGCCAGTTTGCGAGCGATAACTGACCTATGAACTCCCATCTGCTTTGAAACAGTTGCCGACGCCAGTCTCTCATGGCTTTTACATTTATGGCCGTCCGGGTAGTCACCGTCCTGGAGGGCATTTTCTATCAATAATAAGATTTCTTCAGCCTCTGATCTTGATATCATAACTATTCCTTGCAATAGTAGGCCGTAACCCATATAGACGTTATTTATTATCGTTTTGTGTCAATGGGTTATGTATTTTACATTTAATATCGAAATAACTCAAGAGGATTAGAATGATCACGGCAGATCAAAAAGACAAGATAATTGAAATGTGGGAGCAAGGAATGTCTGGTTCTCAAATTGGTGATAATCTTAATCTTACGCGAAACTCCGTTATTGGTTTTGTTAATAGGCTAAAGCGCAGTGGTCATGTATTTAAGAGAGACGAAAAGGATCAACATAAGAAAAGAGTTATTGAAGAAAGGAAAATAAGAGAAGAAAAATTTGCGCAAAAAAATAAAGAGATTATTTCAACAACACCGCCAAAAAATATTCCAGTTGAAAAAATACCTGTTTTGCCGACGCGTTTTGGTGGAATTGAGCTTGTAGATTTAAAGAGAACGTCATGCAGATTTATAATATCAGGAGAAGATTCTGTAACGAGATATTGTGGCGACGAACAAAATAGGGGTGCTTACTGCGAGTATCATTATAAAATATGCTATTATCCTGCTCGTGGGAATTTAGAAAAATTAGTTTCGTCTCATTCAAGATAGTTAATAGATTTCTGTTCCAATAGCTTCATACGCAAGTCTACCTAATTTGAATGAATAAATAACGATGGAGGCGATAATGAACGCCTTCATCATTTTTAAGATAAACTCAAAGTGGTCTGGGTGCATCATGTATTCACCGTTAGGTGCATCAAAGATTCACTGTTAAGTGCATCAAAGATTCACTGTTAAGTGCATCATGTTTTTATGCAATACAGGACACCGTAATTCTTTGGCTTAGTTTCTGTCCCGCCAGTTGTTGAGGTGTTGACGGAGATGCCAGTAACCGCACTGTATGTGGTAATGTTATATTGTAATGTTCCAGAACCGGAACCATAAGAAAACGCAGTGCCAGTTGTGCTACCTATACTCACTAAGCCGCCACCGCCCAAAGAGTAATGATTGTGGCTGGGGTCTGTAATTGTATGGTTATGGTTTAAATATGTGTCTGCGTTATATGTTCCGATAGCGGGTCCTGTTGCGCCGGAAGAAGCGCCCGTCGTATTAGTTCCAGTTCCTCGAAGGAATGTTCCTCTTAAATCTGGCACATTAAATGCGGCGCCCGAACCACCCCAAGTGTATCCAATAGAAAAGAATAGCGCGGGATATGCTGCGGACGAATAAGAAGTTCCGTCACATGCAAGCCACCCACTAGGAGCTAATTGTCCACCAAATGCCTGAATCATGCCGGACGGGACGGTATTGTCTATTAAAGCGAGATTTGTTCCATCACTATAAACATTAAACAGTCCGTAACGGCCTTGAAGGCTAACGATTGCGCCAGACCCGCCAGTTGTGAGTGTAATGTAATAATTGCTTGCGCCGCCGTAACAAAAATTACTTATAGCCCAAATACCGCCAACACCTGCAGGGAATACGACGTTAACATTTGTTAAAAGTGTTCCAGTAAAAGATATGATTGCACTTTGAATTTGTGCTGTTGAAAGCGTAACATTTGAACTGCTCAAACTTACGGATGCTCTACTACCAAGACAGTTATCAATAATAGTGAAGTTTGAATTTAGTGGAGAGTTCCAGCCAGTATCGCCAAGAGCTGGCTCTGCAAGGTTTTTATTTGTTGTATAGGTGCTAGACATCGTTATTCCCTATATATGATTATTTGCAACTTTTAACGCAGTTGCCACGCGCTCGTCTGGTTGATTGAGTATAGCTTTTGTTTGTTTGCTAATTTTGGTTCGTGCAGCATCGACGGCGCTAATTAAAGCCTTAGCCGTCATTCCGTGTTTTACAGTTCCGCCCGTCGCACGATGAATGCGACCACCCTTAGCCCTATTAATTTGATCATTAGAGCTATCAAAATATGGACGCTCCTCTTCTACAATTTCTTCTTTTTTAGGAACTGCCTTTGTTAACTCACTTGGCATCAATGCCATTGAGGGGAGCCCACCACCAGGAGCAGTCATACGTCCAAGGCCATAACTGGCCGCGCCCATTGCTCTGGGAGACGAAGAAACAACATTAAGTGCTGCGGTTACGGGATCAATAGCAGGGAAAGCCCCAGCGTGAGGCGTTAAAGAAAGAGCGGCACCTATTTTACCAGTTATCCCCGTTGGGACAATTGGATGTAGCAAGTGACCAGCGATCATATTACCGATTTCTGGGTCAACTTCCTTCAGCTCATTAAGTAAACTAGCCTTGCTGCCGTCTGCCTGTTTCTGAGCCAATAACAGCTTACGCAATGTTGTATCAACAGACGCGTTTGGATTAAGTGACAACGTCGACTTTAATTGCTTTAGGGTGTCGCTGGCGTCAGAATATTGACCCATCGCCGTTTGGTAATTAGGGTCATGCTCTACAAGAGTATCCTTAATTGTATTGTATATTTTCGTCCCCAAAGCCTCGGCTGGGCTACCTGGGTTTGCGGTTGATCGTATATCGCCTACAAGCTGTTTAAGTTTATCGACGCCTTCAACGCCGTGATATGAAGTGCCTTGACGAATTGCAGCCAAATCAGTTGGCGTATTTTGCCAATCGTTAATTTCCTTTTTTAGATTGTCGAGCATTGCCTTTGCTTCGGGACGATAAACCCTTGACCCGTGCATGACATCTTTTTCAGCCTCAGCCAATGCCTTGTTGATATTGCTATAATCTATAGGCTGCTGATTGGCCGCCCATCCTTCTTTACTTTCTAAATAGTCAGAGCGTCTTTTATCTCTTAATGCGTTGGTTGCTTCATGCGCGGCATCAACTATTTCAGATGGCTCTGCTTTACCAGTTAATTGAGCAAAGAATGGCTTGCTCCCTTCTTGCCCAGCCTTAAAAGCTGTCCTCATTGTCTCTGGTGATACACCAGTTTTTATAGCAAGGGGATATGTGGCGGCTTTTTGAGCAGCAGAAATAACTGGTGTCGCTGCACGAGCGGCAACATTTATAGGGCTAATAGCTCTGCCGGCTGCAGATACAACTTCACCTGTGCGGCCAACAACACCTGGGACCCTTGCTAGGGCGCCGCCGCCACCTCCTAATATAGTGGAGACGTCTGCCATAACGCCGACAGGGTCTTCTGCAAGGGCGCGCTTAAAGCCTTCTTCAGATCCATAACGGTTGACATAAAAATCTTTAATTGCATTAACGACAGCTTCGTTTTGGGCTTTCTTTTCTTCCTCTTGCGGC